GCCGCATCCATCAACTCCTCCTGCAAGTGCTGCAACCACTGCATCAGCGTCAGGTCATCGCGCTCCATCGTAGTGCCGTACTTCTCCTTGCCCTTTTCCGCTCTTGTCCTAAGTTGGGCAACAACGGCTTCGGTGATTGCGTCAGTCATTGAATAAAGGCTGCTCGATTTTGACTTCGTTGTGTGTTTTCTCCGCCAAGCCGTTAAGGCGCTGCGTGATGCTCGTGTTGTAGATGCCGCACATGCCGCCCCTGATCTGGTCAGCGCGGATCGTGGTCTTGATGCGCGTACAGACATCCACATAACGGTCGTATCTCCCATCGGGATTTGTGAAGTATTGATCGATGCTTTTGCCAATGCCCTGCTCGTAGCAGTATACCTGAAAGCCCTCAAACGTCAGCGGGTTTTCGCGCTCACGATGCACCTTGTCAGCTTTTACGCCAACATAGTCCTCAACAAGCACAGGCGTTGCCTTCGCTTTCTTGCAATAGTCGGAAAACGCATCCCACATTGCCTCTGGTGTTTCAAAGTTCAGCGCCTTACCCATCATGCCTCCATGTTTGTGACGATGTCAATGATCTTTTCTACCACCGCGACTTTGGCGTGCATCGCGTTTGGCGCTGTGCTTTCTTCCAGCGAGTCCAAGACGTTTGACAGGTTTGTCAACAGGTGCCCGCGATCCTGCCAGTCGAGTGCGCGTGCATCCTGCTCTGCTGTGATGTCGGGTTGTGTCATATGTCAGTCTTCGTTTAGTTCACCTAATTCTCGTAGCTTGTTCCTGCTCCACCCAAGAGCCGCCTTGCCGCCCCAAAGCAGGTAGCTGATATATCCGCAATCGCTGGTGCTGTCCGCGTTGTCGTAGTACGTTTCTGCGCGCGATAGGTAGCTGTGCATCCGCTTGATGGTTTCACCGCTTATGCCTTCGCCTTTGGCAAGCTGCTGCGCTCTGACCTTGCCGGTCTGCGTTGCGCACTTGTTGCCGTTGCGCTCGTTCAGCTCAATGCCTCGCTTGGCGTTGTTGCGAACACCCTCGCCGTAGTCCGCGTAGGTGTCAGCAAAGGCGCTACGGTCTGCCTCCCACTGCCTTGCGCAAACGAGGTAGCGCTGCTGCTGGCTGGGGAACTCGCTGGCGATTTTGTCATCACCCATGCAACGCTGGATGAAGTCCGTTTTGCTTTCGCTGTCTGCTGGTGTAGGTAGTGGCATGTCTATAAATATCATTAGGTCGATAATCGTGCGCGCGATTCCTGTGCATCAGCCATCATCTCCTGCAGGCGCGAAACTGCGCATGATCCGCACCACCAGTTCGTACGTCCGTAGCCGTTTGCGTTGGCGATATTCTCCAGCATCGCGACCTCGCTTGGCGACAGCGACATGGTCTGCGACGCGTAGTAACCGTCAAGTTTGTGCTTGACAGATAGCACCTGCAAGGCTTCGTCAAGTGTCATTTCTCCGACAGTTTAATGATCAGCACCGTAAGCCCGGCGGCGGAAAGACCGACAGGAATAGCAAGTAGCCAAGGTATATTTGACGCGGCGATGGTCAGGACTACACCCCACCAAAAGGCAAGGCACGTCATGCACGTCAGCGGCTTGCACTTGGCGTAGCGGTAGTACCACGATGGCAGTACGTTATAGCGATTCATCGCCAAGGCAGTCATAGCCGCCAAAAGCAAGATGGTAATCAGGTCCAAGTTCATGTTTTAATCTTTGTTTGCAGTTGTTAATGGTGTATGAAATTGATCGCCAAGGTATCTTGGTATGGCGCTCGATGAGTTTCTTGTTACCCAGTTCAAGCCACAGGAGGAATAGCTGTTTGTCGTAGGGGTAGGCACCGGCTTTTGTCCAGCTATCCATGACTTCGAGCGCGCGTTGAAAAATCGCATCAGGCCTATCGTCATACGGCTCATCAGCTGCCTCCAGCTGTATCTCGGTGATTTCCTCACGCAGATCATTGTGTCGGAAGTCGCGTTGAAATTTAGAGTTGCGACTTCGGTATAGGTTGATAGCCATGCGCACGACGTAGAAGTTGAGGTAACCTCCTGCGTGCATTGCTTCAATCTTATCGGCTGGCTTTTCATATAAGCGGATGACGAGTTCATGTTCGAGGTCTGGCGCAAGGTCATGCGTTGCCAGCTGGCGCGCTATCTGACGCAGCTTGCCGCTGGTGTACAGCGTTAGTATGATCGAGCGTGCCTCCACATTGATGGCAAATATACATAGTATTCTTTGGCATTATGTTGTGCGGTTCGTAGCGCGGTATTTTGTCAAGCCATTCGTATTTTTTCATATAACGTTGGAAGTCTGAAATCACGTTCAACGCATGTTGCACCGTTGAGTAATGGCGGCGCATGAGCTGGCCTACCTCCATCAATGTCAGCTTCATCTTAAACTTCAGCAGGTACATTAGGCACTGCCGCGCCTCCGCAACTTCGCGGTGGCGGTCTTGGCTCTGCATCTTGCGCAAGCCAACGCCTGTGCGCTTCGTGACCTGCTCTGCGTAGTAGTAGAACTCCCTTTGTCTGTTCATTGGTTGGTGGTTTATGCTCCAGTTAAATCGATGCCTACGGCGCGGCAGAACTCCGCCTGCGTCCTGATTATTTCATAGCGGAAGCCGTGGCTTTCGACCAGCTGCTGCCACTGCCTTTGCGCGTCGCTCTGCCTGCCCTTGTCAACCTTGAACTCCAAGAAGGTGACCGGGTTGGTCAGGTACGTCATATCGGCAACTCCTGCGACCATGCCCATGCCTTTCAGGATTGCGCCCTGTATCGCGTTGGCCGCGTTGTTGTGGTTCAGGTAGAGCAAGCCATATTCACGCGGCTTGAGTTTGCAGAACAGCTTAAAGCACGCCTTCTGCAGGTTTGCTTCAGAATGGGAGGCCATCTTTATCTTCGGTTTGGTAGAATTGATTTTTGGGATATTGATACAGCGATTCGACTTCGGCAAAGGTTGTGTAAATATCGATGAATTTCAGTTTACATTCACCGACCATGCCGTTGCGGTTCTTGGCGATTATGATCTCCGTGCTGTCATCCTCAAGCTCTTTGTCGTAGTACTTTGGCCTGTGCAGGAATGTCACCGTGTCAGCGTTCTGCTCAATGCCGCCACTGCTGCGCAGGTCTGAAAGCATCGGCCTCTTGTTAGCCCGGCTTTCGTTGGCGCGTGATAGCTGGCTCATCACGACCATTGGCAGTCGGTGTGCCTTGGCGATGATCTTCAAGTCGCGGGTGAGGTCTTCAAAGAACTGATTTTGGTTGGCGATGTGCGCAGGTATCGATGGCGTAATGATCTGCAGATAGTCGACGAACACGACTTCGGCGTTGGTGCGCTGGATGTAGCTTTTGATTTTACCGATCCGCATGTCACCATCGTCGACAACTGTCATCGGCAGCTTCGCTATTTCGTCGCAGGTCTTAAATAGCTTGTCGACCTGCTGATCAGAAAGGCGCGCCGGTGTCTTTAGGATCATGGTGTTGTGAACTTCCGCCAGTTGCGAAAGCATACGCACTACCAGCTCTTCGTCACTCATCTCCAGCGACAGGAACAGCACGCGCTTTCCTGCCTTTGCCATGTTGACGGCAAGCGACAGGCTGAACGCTGTCTTGCCCATCGCTGGCCTCGCGGCGATGATGTTTAGCGTTGAAGGCATTAGGTAACCCAGCACGTTGTCAACGGATGAGTACCCGGTGCTGATGCCTGCCTCTGATCTTCCCTCGCGTTTATCCATGACCTTCTGCATCACTGCCGAAGCCGTGCGCTTCAGCGTTGGCAGCTGGTTGCCTGTCAGCATAGCGTCAAGCGCTTCGAGGTTTGAGGTGTGCAGCTGCATGACTTCCAGCGATGACATAACGTTTTGCTTGAGGTGTTCATTCGCGTCGAGTAGTGCCTGGCGCAGCTTGCGCTTCACCCAGTCCTCGCAGTGGTCAACGAGGTGCGTGGTCAGGTGTGCGTGGCCTGCCGCCTTCATGTCGATCTCGGTCAAGCGTATCGCCATGTCCTTTGGGAAACGCTGATCTTTCTTGCAGGCGATGGCCAGCGTCATTACGTCAACAGGCTTGTTGTCGATGTATAGCTGTTGCATGACTTGGAACAGCTGCTGCATCGTGCTGTCGTCGAAGAAGTCAACCTTGTTTTCTATGAAAGCAATCCCCTCCGCCAGCGCGTTGCGGTCTTGCATCATGATGCCTATGATCGTCGTGTCGCTCATTGGACTGGCGGTTTACCCAGTTTGCGGCGCACTTCGTTTTCGTAGGCAATGGGATCTTCCCACGGCTGCTTCTTGGGTATCGGCTTGACGTCTTGGTGTCGCACCCAGTTGCTGAAGTGGCGCTTGTACTCGGTGACGTTTGGGTGTTGCTTATCGATTGACTTGAGGTAGGTTTCAAAGTAAAGCATCAGCCGTACGATTTCCTCTTTCGTTGTTTTCATGTGAACGGCAAATAATTCGACGGCGGCTTCATCTTCTTCAATTCTGTAATTCTTTAATTCTTCAATTCTTTCATTCTTTAATTCCTCAATTCTGTAATTCTTTAATTCTTTAATTCTTACGCTTCCATCTTGCTTCTCGTTTGCTTCCGTTTTGCTTCCGTTTTGCTTCTGTTTTGCTTTCTTGCCGTTGTCATATCGCTTGTTGTTTGCTTCTATGATTGGCTTTATTAGCTTCCAGTATGACCGTGCAATCGGTGTGATCTCTGCTGGTTCTTCTTGGTTGAGGCCGTAGAAGGTGATGGCCTTAAATATCTCCAACATGATTTCATCTGGCAGTTCTTCGATGGCTTCGTACCAGCTCCGGTAAAATACAAATCCGTGTTTCATGACTTTAAGATTGAAAGATTAGCGGTTTTTGTGACTGCTCTTAGCTTGCAATGTTTGTTATGAAATTCAATAAAATCACGATTAATAGTAGTGCATGTAAAAGACGTGATTAGACATTTGTCTTCGGTTTTATTGACTTTTTTATACAAATCATCAATGCATTTGTCTTGCATCCATAATTCAAACATTTGCTGAAAACTTAAATCATAGTGATCTATGTGAGTGTTTTCTCTGGTCAATATTTCACCAGTAATAGGGCAGGAACTTACGTTGTATTGTACGTTTTCTTCTTTGTACTTCTGAATTGTACTGCGTATTGCATACCTGCAAGCCATTTTAATTTGCATCAGTGGAGTTCTGGCGCTTATGCAATGAACGTAGCTTATGTCAGTTCCTGAACCATCTATCCTGTTAAGGAAAAAGTATTTTTTGCCGTACATGTCTTTTTTAATAGCAATACTTTTTATACCGCATCCTTTTTTTAGTTCCCATTCAGTATGGCAGCTAAAAAGGTTAAGTAAAAACTCAAAATGTTCTTCATTATTAATGACTTCATTAAAGTCGTACGCAATGGCAATTGCTCTGCACTTTTCGGTTAATTGTTTTTTTGTCATAATGTTTTTGTTTAGGTAAAAAAAAGCCCCGACTGTTCGCAGGCAGTCGGGGCAGGCCAATAGGCTTTGCTTACGTCAATGCTCAGCTGCGAAAATGAGCATCAACTCTGATACAAATATACAACATTAAGTCATATTGCGACCTCGCCTGTCGTGTTCATCTGCGACATTTCGCATCGCGTCAATGACCGAGTTGTCCATGTATGTTGCGGCAATAGCAAGGTCGTAAAACAGCTCCACCAGTTCAGTGGCAGTGAGATCGCTGTTGTCGCTTTCAATGCTGATGCGCTTGCCGTCGATTTGCAGGCTTAGCTTTAAGCCGAGGTCAGAATGGGAGGTCGTTGCCATTGTCTGCGATGTTTAGGTTATTGTGCGATTCCGCTTTCGGCTTGCCAGCGTAGTAGTCTGCGCTGTTCGGCGATGGCTGTTGCTTGACCTGCACGTT